TTCGATTGCTTAAGTTATTAGTAGCCTTTGTCGTACAAGTTCCATCAGTAGCAAGCGTAATGGCATTTCCATTAGCTCCTGCTGCATCTGATATGGCGTTAACTTTTAATGTGCTCATATTAACCTCCTAAAGCTGTTTTAATACCAGCTATATCATTTGCTTTATCTATATTAGTTTGCATTGTTGCATATTTAGTTCTTATTGCAGCTCTAGCTGTTTCTGCATCACTAGCACTTTGACCTGGAATCTGTTTGGAAATAATGTCGTCGTATGGCTTAAACTCAACTGCTCTTTTATCTCTTCTAGTTGTATGTGCGATAGCTTTTGCTTTGGTTACATCTTCTGTAACTACACCTGAGCCTTTAACCCAAGCGTTTCTAAATGTACGATCTGTAGGGATTTTATTATCCTCTACAATTTCGTAGGAAACTCCAGAAGGCACGTCTTTTTTAGCATCATTAACATCTCCTGTTGGAGTGATAATGCTTACTGTACCGTCTGAATTTGAATAAATGATTTTAGTCATAATACTAGCTTATACAGGCTACACAATAAGTTTCAGCATCTGCAACAGAACCACTACCATCAGCACCTCTTGATTCGACTTTTACATAAGAAACATTAGTATGGGCTGTATCACCATCATTATGACCTAGAGTTGAAGTGGCTCCGTTATGAACCCCATCACAAGTCAATATTGTTGCAAAGTTAGCATCAGGTAAATTACTTGCAAAATTAACAGTGTAATGACCTGTTCCAACATCAGTAATAGAACTTACATTGTAATGATCCCGTATAGCTACGGTTCCTGTTCCATTAAAGTTTACCCAAGCAAGTATGTCTTTTCCTGCCTGAGGTGAACCAAATTCTAAGGTGCCTGGAGTAGAACTATTTCGTAATACTTGATTCGCTGTTCCAACAGTTGCAGGTAACTTCAGTTCTAAATCAGAAGCAGGATTCGTTGCAGGAGCTGCGATGCTCATGCTATTTCCTGATGAATGTTTTAGTTTAACTTTACTCATGATTAAGCATTTACCTCTTCTAGTCTTGCGTAACCTAATCTGGTTCTAATACCATTCCAATGACAGTCATCTTTATTAGTTTTATATTCAAATTTATAAGTTAAAACATCTCCTACTGAGTATGAGGACGGAGTATGGATATAGTCTATATGCACTGGCCATGTATAATCAGATGCTCCTCCAGGGGAGTTAAAATAAATATTGAATAAACCTTTATCATCAGCTGAACCTTGTGGCCCTTGTCTTGTAAAAGCTCCACTTCCTACTTTATGAGAGAATGTAATACCTGCATCTAGATCTCCTACATCTTGATAAAAACAGATATTAAGAATAACTTTGATTTTACTACCCGCTTGTAAGGGTGTTATTTGAAGGTTATTAAAAGGGGAAGGTGCATCTGCCCAAGCAGAACTAGTAGAAGAACCAAGATCAGTATCAGTCTCAGATTCAACTTGAGTGTAACTTAAAATTGTTCCTGCAGAACCAATTTTTGTACCAGTAACGGCATTCGCTGCAAGCATGTCTGCATCAACAACTGCATCTGGTAATCCACCTACTGCAAGCCCTGTTACTGTTCCTGATCCGTTAATAGTTATTGGCATAATTTAAACAATTGTCCAGTTTTCGCCAGAAGGGATCGTGACTACGACGCCTGCGTTAATTGTAATCGGTCCAAAGCTACCAGCGTTGGCAGGTGCTCCGAGTTCAGTCCCAATCTCATAATTAGTTGTTACTGTTTGACCATTCTCAATAAATATTTTATCTGTACCACCACCAGTTGCTCCTCCACCTGACTGTTCTGCCCAACTTAAATTTCCTGCACCATCTGATTTTAAAATATAATCTGCTGTTCCTCCAGTTGTAGGGAACTGTGCAACTTTAGTCCCATTTGAAACTAAAGTGACAACACCTGAACTAGCTCTAAAAAATCCTGTGTCTAAGTCATCTGTGAAAGTAATGCTTGGTGTACCTAGTGCACCATCTGGAAAATTAACTCCTGCATTAACATAATCTGCGCCTGCAAGTATTACACCAAAGAAAGACTCTCCTGAAGCAGGAGCAGAACTAAATTCTATTTGATTACTTGTATTAAATTTAAAACCTGTGGCACCTGTGTCATCTGGTTCTTGTATAACACCACCAACTGAAATTAAACAATTCTGAGGAGTTTTAGGAAAAGGAGTTGGCGTTACTCCATTAACGTGAAGATTGAATGCAGTTGTTGATCCATTAAAACTACTACTAATATCATCGATAGCTTTATAGCTCTCGAATGCAACTTGTAAATTATTACCTATATAGGGCATAACTAACTAACCAAAACCCAGCTGTTGTTATTTCTTATTTTACAGTCAATAACCCTAAGTCTTCTAACTATTTGGTCCTTTTGTAGAGGGAGCTGTAGGCCAAACAATTTCAGATGTTGCTTTACCTTTATAAGTCTGAGGAATATCTCTAAGCTTCTCACGATAAGCAGACCACTGAGCTTGATCTACTGTTGCACCTGTAGTCATTGTCCAATCTGAATCTCTAAGTAAAGAATTTCTTTTTCTTCTAGCTATATCCCAATCTGAAGGACCAGGATCAGCAGGAGTAACTGTATTGCTTTTTGCCCACTCAAGATATTCTTGATAATCGATATTTGCAGGATCAAATGGTATGTATGATTTAGTGCCATCAGCATTAGTTCTGATAACAGTAGTCTGCTTACCTGCAGAATTAACTCTTCGTAGTTTGTAGTTCATAGTTCTGCCGAAATTTGAATACCACTGTTAGCTTGATTAGTGATAACGACAATTTCATTATCATCACCAATATCCGCACATTCACAATTAAATACTAGAAGTGTAGACGGAAAAGTAACATTTATATCACCAATTGTGGTAACAGCTGTACTGGATTTTGAAGCTGCTCCTTTAACTAATAAGCCACTTCCAAATTCAGTGATAGTTGGTGTAGCTCTCAATTGATTTTGTCCATAATAACCAACTCTTGTCTGATCTCCAGCACTTGCTAAGTGGCTTGTTCCAATACAAAAATCACCGTCTTGTCCAGTTGCTCCTACTTGCTGATAATATCTTTGGCAGTTATAAAGTTCATCTTGGAATTTTCTATGTTCAAACTCTGTAGCTGTATCGCCTACTTCTAATTGAACACCTGTAATTTCAAATGTTGCACTAGCAGTACCAGTCCAATCTTGTGCAAAGTCAGGAGTTCGTGTAGCACTACTATAAGCAGCCCATGTATTAGTAGACATTGAACCAGTAAAGTTAGTCCCATAATCTAATACCCAATATATTTGTAAACCTGCACCAGTATCATTATCTACTTGAATATTAGAATTACCAGGTATTTTTACAGTAATTTTTTTCCAAGTATCAGTAGCTAAAGTATAAGGACTAGCATAATTCTGTCCTGTACCATCTTGTGATCTAAGTTGTATATAATAAGTACCAGCTAGACTCGATTTAGCCCAAAAACTTAAAGTAATATAACTTGAACTAGAAGTATAATCCCATCCTGAGTTGGCTAAATCTTGAGCTTCTACATAATAATAAATATTTCTAAAATTAGCTGCTGCATCTGAGGATGCTGAAGTATTAGTTTGATGGTATGACTTCCTAAAACCTTTAGCCCAAGGACCAGTATCACTACTTGTTAATGTATGTTGTGCTTGAGTTACAGTTCCACCATTGATTGAATTAAGAAATCTATCTACAGTTTGGTAACTTGTTGAAGTAGATGAGGTTCCTCTTTGTGCAACATTCATTGCACCATTAATTATTAAATTCTTATTCTCACCAACTTTTCCAGAAAGACCTGTAGCTAAGTTTGAAGTTTTTACGTTAGTACTAAGTCTGTCAGAACTAACAACATTAAGTGCCATTATTAATCCTCCTTAAGTCTGTTCTAAGTAGCTTACTGAAGCATCAATAGCTGAAGCCGTTGCACATCTTACTCGCAATTTATCACTTGATTCCATTATCACCTTGGATCCACTTATACATTCAAGAGAAGACCCTGCAGGTACTGGAGCATTTCTAAGTAAATAAACATCATCTCCTGTTGTTTCTAAATAAACATCTACATCTGCACTTACTCCTGTTTTATTTGCTAGTAAAACACTAAGAAGAACACATGTTGCAGATCCTCCTGCAGTAACAATTACTGCATCTCCATGTGTTATAACTTGAGTTGTAACACCTGATTTAGTATCGACTTTGAAAGTATTGGCCATATTAACTTAAAGCGAGAATAAGAGCGATTTGATCTGTGAAACTAGTGGCCGTAGCTGATAATGTTCCGTTAACGATAACATTTCCATGAAACGTAGAAGACCCTGTTCCATCTATTGTAAGCCTAGCAACTCCTCCAGTAACTAACGCTATCTGATCAGGTCCTGGACTATAAATTCCTGTATTGTGATCATTAGCAAATTTGAGAGCACAACTAGTTAAAGATCCAAGATCTAATTCTGAATTAGTTCCATCATCTCTGAGTAAGGGATAACCTCCTAACTTTGATGCATCATGAATACGAAGTGTTTGTTTTGTAGTGTCAACAGTAACTTCACCAACGGCACCTTTAAAGGCATCATTTTCAGGTTTAGAACCTCTTCTAAATTGTACTTGGGTAGCCATAAATCTATCCTAATGCAACTGCTATTGCGGTTGCAAAGCTCTCTGTTGCAAACGCAGTGGGCATATTAATTGTAACCTTACTACCTGTCGCAGCTGTCGTTATATTTGTCCCTCCTTCAATATTTAAAACTTCTGAATTTAAATCAATTGCAATTGTTCCTGAGTCACCTGTAATATCTAAATCTTCTGCTGATATTTGAGAATTAACATAAGCTTGAGTTGCTATCGTTCCGTCTGCATCTGGAATAGTCATAGTACGTGTTGTACTAGTCGTAATTCCTGAGCATTCAAAAGCTAATTGTTTTGTTGCATCTGAATTATCTCGAACTCTAAATCCATCATCATCAGTCACAACTGCAGCAGAAGTTATAGAAGTAACTCCTGCAAGGGATGCTGTAGTTGCACCAAGAGCAACTGCTGTCGAACCTATTGTTACTGAACTATTAGCAAGGTTACTATTCGCAATAGAAGAAGCTGTTGAAAGAACAGTTCCTGTTTCAGCTGGAAGAGTAAGAGTTACATCGGCAGTGGCAGCAGCTCCAAGTAAAGTTACAGTATTTGTTCCGTTATCTGTTCCTTCTTTAAATAAAATCTTACCTGCGACTGTAGCGGAAGTAGCTTTTAATACTGGAGCATCTAAAACTCCTGAATTAATTGCTGGTGAAGTTAAAGTTTTATTTGTAAGTGTTTCTGAACCAGCTAAAGTTACAAAACTTCCATCTGTTAAGGCTGTATTAAATTGAGCAGTTGTTCCTGTAACTGTATTACTTCCAAGTGCAATACTCTTATTTGAAAATGTAACTGTATTCGATGCTGTTACTGGATAAGAGATATCACTAGTTAATGCAACTGTTCCACCTGCATCTGGAAAAGTAATTGTACGATCTGCTGTTGGATCAGTTACAGATATAGTTGTTTCGAAATCGTTAGCAGTTGCACCTTCAAAAACTATATTTCCACTAGCAATGGAAATAGCATTAGCTGCATCTGCAACTCCAGAAACAAGCGTTGTCGAAGATAAAGAAGTAAGACCCGCAATCGTAGAACCTGTTGCACCTAAAGCAATTGCAGTACTACCAATTGTTACATCATCATTTGCTAATTGAGAATTAGGAATTGCACTAGTTCCTATTTCCCCAGATGAATAAGTTAATCCTGAACCAGAAGCAACACTAATGTGTGCTCTCACTTCCGCTGCAGAAGGACCTGTATATGTAATTACACCTGTAGTACTGTTATAAGCAAGACTGCCATCTCCTCCACTATCTGTTACTGAAACAGCACCACGTGCTCTTGCATTTGTATAATAAAGATTTGTATTTTCGGATAAATCAGCTGTTGTATTGCCAGCAAAATTTAATTTATCAGAAGAAGTATTTAATTCCTGAAATAAACCAGAAACGATTATAAGTGGATTTCTTACTGCCATGTTTTAATCCGTTCTCTGGAGTCCGTTATTAATAAAGAACTACTCATTGTTTCTATATTACGATGACTGTTTTTTTAACTTAGTAAAATGGGTGATTCTAATTTGATAATGAGTTCTGTTGATCCTGCAGCTTCTCCAATTCTTGTTAAATATTGAGTAGCAGATGAAGGAGGTGTCTTTGTAATACCACCTGCAGATGATGCTGAAAGATAATATTCATCTCCTTGATCTAAACCAGAAGTAGCTAATAATCCTCTAACAATTACATTTACTGTTTGACCTGTACTTTTAGTGGTCTGTGCAAAGCCAGCTACTAATGCTTTATCAAAAGTATCATTTGCTATTGCTTTTCCAACTTTTCCATCACTTGCTCGACAATAAAGTGCTTCACCTTGCACTACATTTTCAAAAACTTCACATTGATATCCAACAACAGAATAAGTCTGCTGTCCTGCCATAGTTTCTTTCAGATCTCTTAATGCACCAATAAGACCAACATCACTAGCCTCATAGGGTTCATGGTCTAGGACTCCAGGATTTGGCATTAGACTAATAAGATTGGTGGTTCAAT